ATTGAAATCCCTGTACTAGATGTGTCAACTATGATGCCAGTACTGATGGGTATGCTTGGTTTAGGTGCTATGAGAACTGTAGAGAAAGCTAAAGGCGTACAGAGAAACAAATGATGAACTTAAGAAGGTATGGATAATGACTTACTTACAACTAGTAAATAGTGTACTACGTAGGATGCGCGAGAATGAAACTGAAAGCATTGAAAACTCAAACGATTCCTATGTGAAACTAGTAGGTGAGTTTGTTAACGATGCTAGACGTATTGTAGAGGATGCTTGGGATTGGTCAGCACTTAGAAGCACAATAACAGTAACTACCTCTAATAATCAGTTTAGTTATAGCATGACGGGTACTAACAACTCATTTAAGATATTGGACGTTATTAACGATACGTCTAACTTATTTATGCGTCCTGCTAGTTCCTCTTGGATGAACAACGCATACCTAGTACAAGAGCCTGTATCTGGTTCTCCTGAGTACTACTCTTGGAATGGTGTGGACGCTAACGGTAATGCTTTAGTTGATGTATATCCTAAGCCAGACCAAGCGTATACGTTACGATTTAACATTGTGGATAGAGCAGACCCATTTACTCTTGACGCAGATAAACTAGTTGTACCTTCAACACCAGTAATACAGTACGCAGTAGCCTTAGCCTCTCGTGAACGTGGGGAGACAGGCGGTACTTCAGCACAGGAACTATATGCCCTAGCGGATACTACGTTAGCAGATGCAGTAGCATTTGATGCCGCTAGATTCCCTTCTGAAACTGTATGGACACCTTGCTAATGGCACAACAATTACAGAACATTACAGTACAAGCCCCAGGATTTGCGGGCATAAACAGTCAGGATTCACCACTGTCTCTTGACCAATCCTTTGCGGCAACAGCTAGTAACTGTATCATTGACGAATATGGACGTGTAGGTTCTCGTAAAGGTTATACGGAAGTATCTACTGATTCCAGTACTGCTACGTTGTTGGGTTCTAGTAGAGGCATAGAGGCTTTACATGAGTCAGTAGATGCTAGTGGCGATAAAGTAGTATTCTCTGCGGGTAACAATAAAATATTCTCAGGGACTACTACACTAACTGACGAAACTCCTGATGGTTATACACCAACAGCAAACAACTGGAAGATTGTTAGTTTTAACAACCATACGTATTTTTTCCAAAGAGAACATGAGCCTTTAATTTATACAGATGCAAGTGGCTCAGGTGTGCTGAGTAAACACAGTGCTTATGCACAAGCAACTCCAAGTACTTTTTTCCCAGAAGCTAATGAAGTTATAGGTGCATACGGTAGACTATGGGCGGCTGATGTATCTGGTAACACTAAGACTGTTTACTGGAGTGACACACTACAAGGACATAAATGGAGTGGTGGGTCAGCAGGCGGTTTAGACTTAACTCTTGTATTCCCTAACGGTCACGATGAGATTGTAGCCTTAGCGGCACACAACGGCTTTTTAATTATATTCTGTAAGCGTTGTATCATTGTATACGCAGGTGCAGAAAGTCCTGCAGGTATGTACTTAGCGGACGTTGTGGAAGGCGTAGGTTGTATCGCTAGAGATTCCGTACAGAACACAGGTACTGATATTTTATTCCTGTCTGAAGACGGTGTACGTAGCTTTGGTAGGACTATACAAGAAAAGTCAATGCCTATGCGTGACATTAGTAACAATGTCCGTACAGAGTTAACTCAACTAGTTAGACAACAGACTAATCCCATTAAGTCTATATACAGTGCAGATGAAGCATTTTACTTATTGTCCTTAGCGGACAGTCAGGTTGTATATTGTTTTGATATGCGAGGGGAACTACCTGACGGCTCTAACAGAGTAACTACATGGGGCGATGTTAACCCACGCAGTCTAGCGTTACTACAGGATGGTAGTGTTTACTTAGGTAGAGAAGACGGTATATTTGAGTACGGAGGTTATACAGATAACGGCTCTACTTATGAGATGATATACTATAGTAATCCTATGAACTTCGGTAACTCTACTAACCTTAAGTTCCTTAAGAAGTTTAACATTACAGTAATAGGTAACGTATCCTCTCAGTCTGTATTAGCTTGGGGATATGACTATACATCATCCTTTAACAAAACAGTTTTTAATACTGGAGATACTGACACAGACACTTCTGAGTATTTTGACTTTGAAGACCAAGCCAGTACAACAGAAGGTATAGCAAACAACCCTGTAGGTCAGTTTGGAGACAATACAACAACCCTTATTGCTCCTAGTAACACAGGTACTTACTTAGGAGCATTTAGTTCTGCACCTACAACCGATGTAACAAATGCTTTGTACTACAACACAACGGACAGTAAGTTATATTACTGGAATGGTTCAGCTTGGGTAGAGGAAGATACTGTAGACACTGCTTATGTTGCCTCTAAATACACAGTGGGTGTTGACATACAACGTCCTAAGATTAACACAAACGGTAGCGGTACTGTAGTAACCATCGGTATCGAATCTACAATCAATGGCGCACCTTATTCAATACAACAAATAGATGTACACGCTCTTCTAGGGAGATTAATTTAAATGACTGATTATACTATAACAACGAACTTTGGAGCAAAAGATAGTCTTCCTTCAGGTAATGCGGCTAAGGTAATCAAAGGCTCTGAGTTCACAACTGAATTTACAAACATTGCAACAGCGGTAAGCAGTAAGGCTGACACAGCGGGTGACACGTTTACTGGTGCAGTTACTATAAACTCTACTGCTACAATTACAGGTGACTTAACTGTAGACACCGACACTTTGTTTGTTGATGTGTCTGAGGATAAAGTAGGGATAGGTACTGCTAGTCCTGCACAAGCATTAGACGTTGTTGGAAACATTAATATACAAGGCACAGTACCTACACTACTATTTACAGATACCGACAGTAATCCTGATTTTAATATTATAGGCGGTGGTTCTTTAAGTTTTCGGGATGAAACAAACTCTGCTACACGTATGCTTATCGACTCATCAGGCAACGTAGGTATAAATACTACTAGTCCTTATGCAAAGCTGCACGTTGCGGGTAACGGCAAATTTGACGCTGGCACAAGCACTGTTGTCGATGTGCTTTGTGACAATGGTGGTACGGCTAATATAAGAGCAATGGGGGGCGACCAAGGCAATGGTCGTATTTATGTCGGACAGTCAAATACTTACGGTGGCGGTATTGAGTATTCTGGTGCTTCCAACCCTGCACTGTCAGGTGCGGGAAATGACAAGATTGCTTTTTTCCGTAGAAATAATGGCGCTAACCATTGGACTGCAAAATATGCTTTCGACAGTAATACTTGGCAGTTTGCAGGGTCAATAACACAAAACGCATCAGATGAGCGATTGAAAGAAAACATTACTCCTATAGAAAATGCTTTAGAAAAAGTTGAGCAACTAAGAGGTGTGACGTTTGACTGGAAAGATGATGTCGAAGAAAAAGGATTCATTCCTTACGCTAAACACGAGACAGGGGTTATTGCTCAGGATGTGCAAAAGGTGATACCAGATGCGGCAGTACCTGCACCGTTTGATGAAAACTATTTAACTGTGAAGCACGAAAAGATAATACCTTTGTTAATTGAATCAATTAAAGAGTTAAATAAAGAAGTACAAGCACTACGTAGTCGCGTGGCGCAACTAGAGGAGAGTGAATAATGGGTTTATTAGCAGCGCTCGTAGGGGCTAAACTTTTAGGCGCACATAGTAAGCGTAAAGCCGCCAAGAAAGCCGCACAGCAAACGAGAGATATTTCTCAAATGGGATACGACAGGGCGTTAGGCTTTGGTCGTCAGGTTAACCGCATGGCTCAGTTTAGAGGCTTTGGCGTAAGGTCTGGGTTAGGCGGAGGAAACATAAATCGGTATGGGAGTATGAGGCTTGCTTTAAGTCCCGAACAACAGCAAATGCAAAATATGCTCTTTAGCAGGGCTAGAGGTTTATTTGCACAAGCTGAGACTGACCCTGCTGTTGCTCAAGCCGCTTTGTTTGAACAGATGAGAGACATTCAAAGACCAGAGGAAGAACGTGCGCGTTTAGCAGTAGAGGAACGTGCGCTATCTCAAGGACGCTTAGGATTAGGTTTAGACAGATTCGGAGGTAGTACTCCAGAGATGTTAGCACAAGCCACAGCGGAACAAGAGGCTATGGGTAAAGCAAATCTAGCGGCACGTCAGCAAGCATTGGCTGAACAACAATCATTATACAACAGAGCCTCTGGTTTGTTTAGTTTAGGTTATGTCCCACAACAGCAACTACTGAATCAGATGGGTTACGGTCTTAAAGGTGCGTCACTAGCGCAGTCAGGGCGTGAAGCAGGTGCAGGGATGTTTGGTCAGTTTGCCGCAGGTGGTTTAGGCACGTTAACTAAAGGTCAATTCCAAGCCGCAGGTATGGACTTGTCAAGACGTAATGCAGGAATTAATGCTTTGACAAATTTAGCAACCGGAGCAATAGGTGCGTATGCGAATATGCCACCTGCTCCTACTGGTAATGCACCTATAACCCCTAGTGTCGGTATCTATTAATAGAGGATTAAACAATGGCTACAACAAATATACAAGAATTACTAACTCAGGGTTTGTTTACACAACCTGCACAACAGCCAACTGTTGACCCCCGAGCAAGACTAACTGGTATGGAGTTGCTTACATCTGAAGCACTTAAAGCGGGTGATGAAGCCGCAGGTCTTTTTACTGAGGGTGGTAATCTTCTTAGACGAGAACTAATAGGTCTTACTCCAGAGGAAGAAGCACAAGAAAACCTAATGCAGAATGTTTCTAATTTTGATAATCTGACAACAAAAGAGCAGGAAGGAGTTGTCTTAGGTCTTCAGGCGTTAGGTGAAACTGCTGTAGCAGGTCAGTTAGCATCTCGCTTAAAAGCATTAGAGGGCGCAAGGCAAGCAAAACTAAACGCAGAAACCGTGTCTTCTTCTTTGCCTTCTGAGTATGCGGGGTTAGCAAGAGCAATTGAACAAGGAGTCCCTAACGCTCTTCAAAAAGGTATTGACATCTTATCCAGAGAACAGAAAGAACCCCCTAAAGTAGATAAAAAGATTGTTAATTTAGTAAACACAACAACTAATGAAACAGTGGGTACTGCTGTAGAGGTTGACGGTCAGTTATTCAACAGTCAGGGTCAACTTATATCTCCAGAAGAGTTAGAAGGGTTCGGTGTTTCCGCTTCATACGTTAAGCCCGCAAGACCTTTGGTAAGTACAGCGGCAGACCCCGAAGATGTGCGTAGGGCTGAACAACGAGCAAGTTTATTTACTCCTTTAGACACCATTGCTGAAAGCACAGCAGTAAGCGCAGAATCCGCAGGCAACGAAAAAAGAAATGCTCAAACAGCTTTAAGGGCTGTAGACACTAACGCAAAAACTGGTGCAATATCAGCTGTAAGTTCCGATTTAGCACAGATTGGTCAAGATGTTTTTCAAAACTTAGGTATTCAAGTTCCTGCGAATTGGTCTAAGTCAACTTCATCTAAAGCACAATATCAAATGATTTCTGCACAAGGCTTACTACCACGTATTGAAGAACAAGGTAGAGGCTTTACTGATACAGAAAGAGAGTATTTCTTAAAAGAAGTAATACCTAGCTATAAGCAAGCATGGCAGTTTAATGAACTTTCTTCTAGCTTACAGTTAGAGGGCGCAACCTTAAAAATAGCTGAAGCAGGTTTTGCTAACAACCGTAGAGCGTGGCACGTTACTGAAGATAAAACACCTTCTCAGGCTCATTCTGTTGTATGGGACGACTACACAACTAAACTGCCTTATAGTAAGCTAAAGAAAAATTCTAAAAGAATGATAGGCGATAAAGAAGTTACTTATGATAAATACCACATCATGCCGGATGATGGTAAGCTGTGGCAGTATTGGTCTTCTGGTCAAGAACCTACAGGTTTTACTCTAAGACAAGCAGATGGTACAACAAAAGACTACAGCTTTGCAGAATTAAATAACGTGTTTTCTGGTTTTTCTGCTAGGGAAGTGTTACAACAAGCAGACAAAACTGGTCATTTAGTAGGAGCAACGTACTAATGGCAGTTACTAATAATTTAGCTTTCACTATGGATGTTGAAGAAGCCCCTACTGTTTCATCAGAGGGTTTAGCTTTTGATATGCCCAATGAAACAATACTTGACTTAGAGACACAAGAAACCTTAGCACAACGTAGAGACATAAACCTGCCTGAGTTAGAAGGTGAAGACACGCCCCCTAGAAACAAGGGTTTCTTTGAGGAAGTAGGTGAGGACGTAGCTAGAACGCTATCTCCCTTTACGTATCCTATGTTAGAGGTAATGAATACTATAAACACTAACGTAGGCGGTACGATGTATGAC